TAACCCGACCAAATGCTTTTGTGTGCCTAGTAGCATCCCACCTAAAAAACGCCTAGCCCAGTCTTGCACTGATAGACTCAAAACTATGAAATGTTTGACTTGTGCAAAAGCCATGACTGGCAGAAAACGCAAGTATTGTGGACCAGATTGCTATGCGAGCCACAAGCCCAAAAGCAAAATGGGTCTAACTGAATGCCAAGCCTGTGGTAAGCCGCTTGATGAAAGTGTCGGCATGGGCAGACCAAAACGAAATTGCTCAAAAGTTTGCCGAGAGAGGCATCGTCAAAATCTAAAACGCAAACCCCTAGCTACTCACAACTGTGAGCATTGTGGCAAGCACTTTGCCACTAACTATGTAAGGCCTAGATTTTGCAGTAAACAATGCCGGCAAATAGTAAACAAGATTGAAGGAAAAACTAGGTATAAAAGCAAGCAACAAGACAAGTATCCAGGCGGTATAAGGACTACGCCTTGTGGCTGGTGCAAGGAACCAAGGACTTGGAGAATAGGCGAATCCGTAATAACTGCCTATCATCCTAAATGTACCATCGAGGCTCAGCGAGCCAGATACCGAATCAAAACAGTCAAAAGACAGGGGCTAATAAATAAGCCAAGCCGACTAGCAGCGGATGATGTTGTCAGGCTTTATGGCAACAACTGTGCAGTTTGCTCTGAGCCTATTGACCTAGAGCTAAAAAGAACCAGCAAAATGGGCCTAACAGTAGATCACTGGATTCCCCTTAGCAAGGGTGGCTCAGATGACATGAGCAACCTTAGACCTGCCCATTGGATTTGCAATCGCCGAAAGTCCGACAAACTACCAAAGGAAGTCAATGCCTAATCCTGGCAAAAGCCCAGAACTAAAGAAACTGCTCGGAGCTAAAAACGCTGATGCTGGGATGTCCTTAGTGCAACTGCCACTAAAGGCAATTCCTGAGCCAACTCGAAGGCTTGAGGAATCCGGTCTGGCTCTTTGGAACTCTGCCTTTAGCAAGCCAAACACCTGGCTTGCCTCTACTGATCTAGAGCTTTTGATGCTGACCTGTGAAAAGCTCGATGAGCGTGACCTTCTAAGGATTTATGTAATGGAAAACATTGACGCTTGGCATGAAAGGTCAGGGCTTAGATTGCTTGAAAAGCAAATCGAGGACAACCTAAACTTGCTTGGGTTTACCCCAATGGCTCGACAAAAGCTAGGCATCCAAGAGGTCAAAGCTCAGAGCAAATTAGAGGAAATGATGGCTCGCCGAAATGTCTAGCTGGCCACCTGCCTGGCTTACCCCAATCCCAGAAAATGCAGAATCAAGAGGACCAGAGATTGCAGAGTTTATTGAAAACTTTGTGACCCTCACCAAGGACTCTGTTGCCGGCAAAGTTGGGCAGTCTATTCACTTAGATGATTGGCAAAAGGAATTGCTTAGACAAAGCTTTGTCCTCAACCCTGATGGCAGTTTCAAACATCGCACAATTTACTGGGGCATGGGAAGGAAAAATGGCAAATCGAGCATTGCCGCCGGTGTGGGTTTATGGTCATTGTTTATGCATGACAAGGGTGGAGAAACCTACAGTTGTGCAGCTACCAAAGACCAGGCAAGAATCACCTTCAACGATGCACGAAAGCTTATAGACGGAAACTCAGACCTAAGTAGCATGACTAAGGTTTACAGAGATGCTATTGAGCTACCGGCAAATGGATCAGTGTGGCGAGTCCTTGCCAGCGAGAGTTTCGGAGCTGAGGGGCTCAACGCCTCATGCGTCATCTTTGATGAGATTCACGCTTTGCCTGATCGCAAGATGTGGGATGTTATGCAGTTGTCAATGGCATCCAGAAACCAACCGCTGATGATAGCCACTACAACCGCTGGACAAAAAACTGATGCTAGTGGGCAGGACTCAACGGCTTTTGGTCTTTACAATTACCTCAAAAGAGTTGCAACTAAGGAAACCCCAGACCCTACATTTTTTGGTGCTTGGTGGGAAGCCCAACCAGAGGCAGACCACAGAAGCGAGGAAAGCTGGAAAGCTGCTAACCCTGGCTATGGGATTCTAAACAGCAAAGAGGATTTTGAGGCAATGGTGCGAAGGACACCAGAGGCCGAGTTTAGAACCAAGCGATGCAACCAATGGGTTAGCTCTCTAAACGCTTGGCTACCAACAGGCAAATGGGAACAGCTAGGGGCAGAGATAAACCTTGACCCAGACACACCTGTCATTGTTGGCTTTGACGGCTCATTCAACGGCGACTGCACAGCCCTGACCTATTGCACAATCCCAACCGATGACACCTTGCCACACATCGGGCTTATCCGAGTCTGGGAAAAGAAACCAGAGGATACCGATGACTGGCGTGTTAGCACCCAAGAGGTTGAGGATGAGATTATTCAATTTTGCCAGGCATACAATGTAAAAGAGATTGCCTGTGACCCCTTTAGATGGCAACGGACAATGGAAGCCATGCAAGACCTTGGCTTGCCAGTGGTTGAATACAACTCAAGCTCACCATCTCGCATGGTCCCAGCTTGCTCAAAGCTTTACACAGCAGTCACCGAGGGCAACCTAACCCATGACAATAACCCGACTCTAGCCCGACACCTAAGCAACGCTGTTATCAAAACTGACCGAATCGGCCCACGCATCGTCAAAGAACATCGAGGATCACCCCGAAAGATTGACGCAGCAGTGGCAGCGGTCATAGCCTTTGATAGGGCAACAGTTGGTAGAGTAGAGGCTGAGGAACTACTTCCGCAATTCTTTATTTAGGTTGGTAATGACAGCGACAATTCTCCAAGCAGTTGGCATCCTGACAATCTCAGTAGGTGCAGGTCTTATTTACCCACCAGCAGGTCTAGTTCTGCTCGGTGCTGGCATCCTCACTTTTGGAATAGCTATTGAGCGAGGTAAGTAATGCTAGGTAATCTTTTTGAGCAGAGAGCTGTTAGCTTTCAAACTGTTTGGGGTGCAGGTGAACCTTGGGGCTTGATGTCAGAGTCCGGTGTCAATGTCACCACTAAAAAATCTTTTGAGATTGTTGCCTTTTTCTCTGCTGTCAGTCTTATCTCTGACACCATCTCAACTTTGCCATGTGGGGCTTATCTAAGGATTGGTGCAACTCGCCGACCTTTGAACCCCCGACCAGTTTGGTTGGACCAACCAGATGTTGACCTAAGCACAAGGGCAGCGTTCTTTCAGCAGGTCTTTTCTAGCTTGTTGGTACATGGCAATTCTTACACTCGTGTCTTTAGGGATGCACAAGGTCAGGTTGTCAACCTAGTAAACCTTGACCCTGAAAAGGTAGATGTTGAGCGTTCCAAGATTGGTCGCAAAGTTTACAAGGTCCAAGGCGAGGGCCGGATGCTCACAAGCGATGAGGTCATCCACATTGTTGACCTAATCTTGCCAGGTGAGCTGACAGGACTTAGCCGAGTTGAAACACTAAAGCAGTCACTAGGACTAAACATTGCCCTAAGCGATTACGCTGCAAGATTCTTTGGAACTGGTGCAAGTGCCTCTGGTGTCATCGAGTTCCCAGGCAACCTAACAAGCGAACAAGCAAAACAGCTTGCTGATGGCTTTGATGCAAGACACCGCAATGGCACACGCAGAGCACACCGCACAGGTGTCCTATCTGGTGGAGCTAAGTTTGTTGCAACTCAGACTGATCCAGAAGCAAGCCAAGCACTAGAGTCACGCAAGTTTGCAGTCGAGGAAATTGCCAGAGCTTTCAATGTCCCACTTCACCTACTAGGTGTACCTGGCACAGCAAGCTACGCATCGGTTGAGCAAAACAACTTGCAGTTTGTTTCGATGACTCTAAGACCGCTGGCAGAAAAGGTTGAGGCAGCGTTCTCTCGCCTACTACCTGGCGATGCCTTTATCAAGTTTCAGTTCAATGACCTACTAAGAGCAGACCTAGCCTCACGAGTCCAGTCCTACTCAGTTGGTACTCAGGCTGGTTTCTACTCAACCAACGACATCCGCAGACTTGAGGACATGGAGCCGGTTGAAAATGGCGACCAGTACCGAGTCCCACTTGCCAACATCTCACTAGCAGACACAGATGTTGTTGCTGAGGATAAGCGAGTGCTAATGGCAAACCGATTGGTCACTGCTGGATTCAAACCAGAGCAAGTATTGGCAGCTCTAGGCTTACCAGCAATCGAACACACTGGAGTCCCAAGCGTAATGTTGCAAGGTGTTGCTCAGATTGACCCTAACGATCCTCAAGCTGTTTACGAGGTCTAATGGCTGTCAAGACTTATGGCTATGACCTTGTGGCCAATGTACGCACTCTAGTAGTTCCTGCAAGCGTGGGGGTTCAGCATGTCTGCATCCACAATCATGAGCACAATCAAAACCATGAGATTTTTATCGGTGGCCCAGATGTCACTCTGACCAATGGTATGCACGCTAGAGCAACAGAAACAAGTATCATTCAGTTGCTACCGATGGATGAGCTTTATGCAATAGCCGACAGCTCCAGCAACCTAAGAATCTTGGTGGTCAAATAGTGCCTTACTACATTTCTCAAGAAAACTCAGAGTGCTCAAATTGGAGTGTCGAGAAGGAATCAGGCGAGCTTGTTGCTTGCCATGACACCAAAGAGTCAGCTATTGCCCAGGCAGTAGCAATCAGCCTTGCTGAAAAGACAGAGTTTTTAGGCGAGCGAGCTGCCATTGGTTTACTTCAAGTCGGTGACTTTGTATCTTGGGCACCGCTAGATCCTAGAGTCGCAGCTCAGGTTGCAGAGGTTCAAAACGACTATGCAGTGGTCAAGCTGTTTGAGTACGAGGATGGCATCTTTGAGCCAACCGACAAGCTCATGGTCATAAATGTGTTCCAGCTAGAAAAGATACCAACACCAAAGATGATTGCTGTTGAGGTTGAGATGAATGAGGAACTGGACCCCAACTATGTTGAGGATGAGCCAGTTGCATTAGAGGAACCAGACGAGCGAGCCATCAACCAAGAGGCACCTGCCTACATGAGGGCAGCAGCTCGGCGTGGACTTGAGTATTACGAGCAAGGTCTAGCTGGCGATGGTGTCACACCTGGCACTATCCGAGAAGCTAGAGCAATGGCAGAGGGCACAGTCAGCGATGACAAGTGGGTCAGGATTGCTGCTTGGATTGCTAGGCACCTTGTGGACCTAGATGCCCCTGATGCCAATCCAGAGTCGGACAACTACCCATCAGCCGGTGTTGTTGCTCACTTGCTTTGGGGATCAGGCCCAACTAGGAGAGCTGCACAACGCACCCAAGACTACGCTGATTCAGTAGTTGCTAGAATCAGAGCAGAGGAAACTAACAGCATGGACAATAAAAACAAGTGGCTAGATGTAGCAAGAGCTATTGCCCTAAAGATTGACGGACCAAAGGCTCAAGAGTCAGAGGTAAGAACCAACACTGTTGACTTTGAGGTCAGGGCTGAGGGCGATGGTATGACCTTTACTGGCTACGCTTCTGTTTTCAATTCCCCATCACAAGACCTTGGTGGCTTTATTGAGTATGTTGCCCCAGGTGCTTTCAAGCGTTCCCTACAATCTCGCAATGAAGTCAAACTACTTTGGAACCATGACTCAGGTGAGCCACTTGCATCACTTAGAGGTGGCACCATGCAGCTTGTCGAGGATGAGCGAGGCCTAAAGGTCACAGCTACTTTGCCACAAACTTCCAGAGGAAAAGATGTTGCTGAGCTACTTCGCACTAAGGTAATTGACTCTATGAGCTTTGGTTTCAATGTCATCAAAGACACATGGTCAAGAGATGGGCAGACTCGCACACTAGATTCAGTTAGGCTTTTTGAGGTTTCAATCGTAAGCTTCCCAGCCTATGAATCAACGACTGCAACAGTACGCTCACAGCCAACCATCAACCCTGACCAGCTTGCCGATGCTTTGCTAAAGCTAGAGTCTGGTGAGGAACTAGACGAGGAAAACGCAAACTTGATTACTGAGGTAGTCAATAAGCTAAAGTCAAACCCAGAGGTCACCGAGGATGTTGCAGACAACGGCCTTGACTTGCTGGACCTAAAAAAGAAGCAATTTGACCTACTACTGAAAAGGATCTAAACATGGCAACCAAAGATGAAATCAAAGCAGCTCTACTAAAGGCAGCCGGCAACCCATCAGCAGGTATCATTAGAGATCTAGCCGATGACTTTGCTCAGGCAGTCTGGGAGCTAGACAACACAAACGCAAATAACCCAGCCAAAGAAGTTAGGGTTGTTGACGCAAAAGAAACTCGCTAACTAGTTTCTTTACCCCAGCTCGGTCCCCCTTCCTGAGCTGGGGTTTTCTTTTGCCTATAAACTTGTTGTTATCAGTTGAGTGTTAGCACCGCTGTGTCTGTTGAGTGTCAGCACCGCAGGAACCCCCTCAAATCAAATTATTAGGAGAATCATGTCTGACTTTATCAAGTCACAGATGGATGCTCGCAACAACCTCATCGCACAGGCAAGAGAAGTTCTTGACATTGCTGAGGCTGAGAAGCGTGGTCTATCCGCAGAAGAAAACCAAAAGATTGCTCGTATCGAAGCTGACATTGACTCAGCCGACACAGCTATCTCAACCGCTCGCTCAATCTCTGAGCGTGAGGCTCGTGCAGCAGAGGCAGCAGCTTCATTCGCACCATCAACAGCAGCAGCTAACACTGACGCTGACATCCTTCGCTCAATCGCATCAGGTGAAGTTCGTGGATACGAGTTCGCTCGTGAGGCTCGTACTCTAGTTCCATCCAGCAACACTGTTGGACAGAGCTTCTACGACCAGGTATTCGAGATTGCCCAGCTAGTTGGCCCAATGCTAACTGTGTCTGAGGTATTCAACACCACCTCTGGTGAGAACCTAGTCATCCCAACAGTGACCGCAACTTCATCCGCTGGATCTGTTGCAGCAGCAGGAACTATCTCAGAGTCCAACCCAACCTTCTCATCCATCACTCTTGGTGCTGAGAAGTATGGTGCTCTAGTGCAGGTTGCTCAGGAACTTGTGACTGACGCTGGATTCAACATCACTAGCTACATTGCACAGCAGCTTGGAACCTCATTGGGTCTACAGGCAAACTCAGTTCTAACCACAAAGCTATCTGCAGCCGCTGGCTCAGTAGTGACTGGTGGAACCGGAGTATCTGGTGCAGCTTCCTACGAGAACCTAATTGACCTTGTTTACGGCATCGCAGATGGTGCTCGTGTGCTTCCAGGTCTAGGTTTCCAGATGGCTAAGTCAGGTATCGCAGCAGCTCGCAAGCTAAAGGATGGTGCAGGTAACTACATCTGGACCAACTCAGCAGTCCCAGGACAGCCAGCAACCTTGCTTGGCTACCCAGTGTACGAGAACCCAAATGTTGCAGCAGTAGGAACAGCCGCTAAGTCGGTACTGTTCGGACACCTACCAAGCTTCAAGGTTCGTGTTGCAGGTGGTATTCGTGTTGACCAGTCAGCCGACTTCGCTTTCAACACTGACACAGTTACCTACCGAGGCCTAATCCGTCTTGATGGTGGACTAACCCACGCTACCCACATTGGGTACTTCAAGGGTGGAGCAAGCTAAACCCTTAGCTCAAAAGCTGACAAGCCCCAAGCGTGTAGGTTCGCTTGGGGCTTGTCTTTTGCTAGGATTATCGCAACAGAGAGAGAACCTACATGAGCAAGAAAAAACTAAAAGGCACAGTATCCGTCTTTAGCAACTCACCAGGACAGCCAACCGGTTATGGCCAAGCTACAGATGCCTTAGTCAAACTGCTAAAGCGTGATGGTGCTGATGTTGCTGCTTTGTCTAACTATGGCAATGAGGGAATCAACACAACCTACAAGACCGAGTACGGCGACATTCCTGTCTATTCCAGAGGCTCTGAGGCTTACTCAAATGATGTGGCTCCAGCTCACCATAAGCACTGGAAAGCAATAAACAAAAAGCAATCAGATCTAATGATTACCCTTTACGATGTCTGGGTCTTGAACTCTAAAGGCTATGACACTATCCCGATTGCAAGCTGGACACCGATAGATCACAACCCAATCCCACCAGGTGTATTGAAGTGGTTGCAGAAGGAAAATGTGACACCCCTTGCTATGAGCAAGTTTGGGCTAGAGCAGATAAACAAGGCTGGTGTTGAGGGCCACTATGTACCTCACAGCATTGACACCAAAGTATTCAAGTTTACTGACACCATTGAGGGTCAAAAGGTTGACGACTTTATGGGCTTTGAGGATGGTCGCTTTGTTGTTGGCATGAACGCTGCCAATAAGTCATCGGGCATCTTGCACCGCAAAGCCTACTCAGAGAATATGATGGCCTTTGCTATGTTTGCTCGAAAGCACAAAGATGCCATGCTTTACATCCACGCAGACCCAAGCTCACCTCATGGCTGGAACCTTATTGCACTGGGTCAGTTGCTAGGTATCCCAGTTGACAACATGACCTTCCCTGACCCACTTGCCTACCGCTATGGGATGTCCCAAGAAACCCTTGCAGGTATCTACTCAAGCTGGGATGTCATGCTGGCAACAAGCTATGGAGAGGGCTTTGGAATACCGACAGTCGAGGCACAAGCAGTTGGTGTGCCAGTAATTGTTAGCAAGTTTGCTGCTAGTCCTGAGCTAGTAGGCGATGGCTGGGTTGTTTCAGGTCAGCCACTCTATGATCCAGCACAGCACTCATTCTGGACTATCCCATCGGTGCCAGAGATTGTTGAGGCATTAGAACAGGCCTATGCCAGAGGCAAGGGCAAGTCAGCTAAGGCTGTTGAGTTTGCACAAGCCTTTGACCATGAGAAGGTCTGGCAAGAAAACTGGATGCCAGTGCTAAAGAAACTACTCAAGTGATTCCAGTCCTAGGTTTTGCAACCCTAAAAAGGTTTGACCTAGCCCAGAGGCTACTTGACTCTATTGACTACCCAGTCGAGCATCTTGTCATTGTTGACAACTCAGGCACTAACACCTGGCAACCTAGCCAGCCGGACAAAGTAAAGAACCTCTGGATGATTAGAGTTCCCTTTGGTCTTGGTCTTGTCGGTGCTTGGAATCTAATTGTAAAGTCAACACCCTATTCCCCCTACTGGGTGCTAGTCAATGATGACGCTTGGTTCGGTGAGGGTGCCCTTGAGATCATCGCTCAAGATGCTGACCCCGATGGCTTGAGCTTCCCCCACATTGTGCCTGACTGGTCCTGCATAGTCTTGGGTCAAAAGGTAGTTGAGCAGGTCGGGCTTTACGATGAGCGACTGTATCCGCTTTACTTTGATGATGATGACTATGAGAGGCGAATCAGGAACTCTGGCTTATCTGTCAAAAGGATTGAGGCGATTGTCCATCACAACAACAGCTCTAGCTTGCAGGGCAACGAAACAAAAAACAATAGGACTTTTCAGGCCAATCAACGGCTCTATCAGTCAAAGGTTGACAACAATGATTACAGCGAGGGCAACTGGTCACTCAAGATAAGGCGTGAGAACTCGTGGGCTTAGTTTATACAGGTGGCACCTTTGACCTATTCCATGCCGGTCACGCTAGATTCTTACAACGCTGTGCCGAGCTTGGGCCTGTAGTGGTATCTCTAAACACCGATGAGTTTATTGAGGAATACAAGGGCAAGCCACCAGTCATAAGCTACGCAGACAGAGAAGCTGTGCTGCTTGCTTGCAGGTATGTTGACAAGGTAATCCCCAACATAGGTGGGACCGACAGCAAGCCAAGCATCGAGGAAGTCTGGCCCGACATCATCGCCATTGGCACAGACTGGGCTAGGCGTGATTACTACGCACAGATGCAGTTTGACCAAGACTGGCTAGATGAGCGAGGTATCGCCTTGATCTACATCCCATACACTCAAGGCATCAGCTCTACAGCCATCAAAGAGCGTATGCTTTTTAGGAGATAAGATAGGACTACTATGGCAATAACCCAAGGATATGCGACTCTCGCAGAGGTCAAATCCTCATTACGCATTACAGACAATGTTGATGACTCATTACTGGAAACAGCAATCGAGTCTGCCTCAAGACTTATTGACGGCTTTACAGCTCGAAGCTTCTCTAACGCTGGTACGGCTGTCAGGAACTTTGCTGCCACCGATGCCATCAACCTAATCATTGACGATGCAATCACAGTCACCAAGGTTGAGTCCACCGATGAGATTGGCGACACCTACACAGAGTGGGCTGCAACCGACTACCAGCTTGAGCCAGTAAACAGCAGAGCTGATGGACTGTATTCCCCCTACACTGGCATCCGAGCTATCAACACTTACACTTGGCCAGTTGTTGACTACCAGGCACTTGTAAAAATTACTGGCACTTGGGGTTGGTCATCTGTACCAACTGCTGTAAAGCAAGCCTGTGTGATTCAGTCATCAAGACTTTTCAAGCGTCTGGACTCGCCTCTAGGTGTTGCCGGATTTGGTGACATGGGTGCTATCCGAGTTGGTCGCTACCTTGACCCAGATGTCGAGCAACTACTTATGCCTTACAGGATCATGAGGAACTTCGGCTAATGAGCATCAGCCTAATCAGGCAAGCCCTTGCTACTAACCTTGCAACTATCTCAGGCCTACGCACAGCCGCTGAGGTTCCTGACCTACCAAACCCACCTATTGCCATTGTCGGTCTAAGGTCTGTTTCCTACGATGGTGCCTTCAACAAAGGCATGACAACTTACAACTTTGCAGTGACTGTCATTGTTGGCAGAGCTGCCGAGCGTGAGGCACAAAGACGGCTAGATGCCTACATCAGCACAGGGGCAAGTAGTGTCAAAAGTGCAGTAGAATCAGATAGTACGCTTGGTGGTAATGCCTACGACTGCCGAGTTGTTTCGATGGACTCAGTTGGTTCATTGAACATCAGCGACACCACATACCTGGCTGCTGACTTCACAGTCACAGTCATAGCAAACTAGGAGAAATAACATGGCAAAGTTTTACGCCCAAGACTACAAAATCACAGTTGGCACAACCAACCTCAGCACCTCAATCAACTCAGTCACCCTTGACATCACAGCCGATGAGATTGAAACCACCGCTTTTGGAAGCACCTACCGCACACGCATTGGTGGCCTAAAGAGTGGATCAGTATCACTTGACTTCATGCAGGACTTTGCTGCTGGCTCAGTTGATGCCCTACTATTCCCACTTATGGGTTCAACAGTTGCAGTAAAAATCTCACCTCTATCAACAGCAGTTTCAGCTACAAACCCTGAGTACCGCTTTGATGCTCTAGTCACCCAGTACCAGCCATACGCTGGCAGCATCGGAGATCTAGCCACACTCAGTGTGTCTTGGCCGACAACAGGTGAAATCGTGAGAGGTACAGCAGCGTAAGCTGTTAGGCTCAGAACATGAAAATAAACCTACAAGTAGAGTTCAGCGACAAGCCTGGTGAATCCAAAGAGGTCACCTGCCTAGCATCTGACATGGTGAAGTTTGAGTCCAACTTCAACATCTCCATTGCCAACCTAGACAAAGACCTCAAAATCACTCACCTGCTTTTCCTAGCTTGGGCAAGTGAAACACGCACCAAGGCAACTGCTAAAACATTTGATGAGTGGATTGACGGAGTTCTCTCTGTATCGGCCTCTGACGACCCAAAAGCATAAAGGGTCTAGGGGACCAATCAGCTCATTGGTTTATAGCATCTCTGGCAGTCGAAACTGGCATCAGTCCTAGAGAGTTGTTAGAACTCGATGAAAGAATGCTCTGGACACTTAGCCGGTATTTGATTTTCAAGAATCAACAAGGCCAAAAAAGATAAGCCCCCCAAAAGGGGGTTTTTCTTTTGGGTAGAATAGACACAGTTATCTAATCTAGGAGTCTTGTGGCTAATCAAATACGCATTGAGGGTGTCAAAGAAACCCTACAACTGCTTGATGCTGTGCAGCCAGGAAGCATTAGACAATTACGCAAAGAGATCAAAACAATCATTGAGCCAAGCTTGACTGCTATTCGCTCAAGAGTTCCTACTTCCGCTCCCCTCTCTGGCATGACTCACTATGGCCGTACACGCTTTGATAGGCCACAAGTAAGCTCTCAGTTGATACTGACCGATTCAAGATACAAAGACTCATCACCGCTGATAAGGATTGAAGTCAAGGCAGATAAGTATTCAGCTGGTTTTGAAATTGCTGACATGGCAGGTAGGCGAACACTGCAACATGGGCCTCAAATGACCTACCAATACAAGGGCAGAGGTCGAGTAGGTGGCTCGGGCCGACAAAAGCCAACAAGGTCTAGGCCAGTAGTAAGGCGTGGAAACTCACGCTCATTTAGCTATCGAATCAACGGCCAGGGGACTGCAATGATTAGAAACCTAGGCGGCTTACCATCTCGCTATGTTTATCCACCAGTTGAAAACAACCTGTTCAAAATTAGAAATGATATGCTCGCAACCCTTGATAGGTATGTTGCAAGAATCAACCAGAAACTTAAGGTTCGCTAATGGCAATTAGAATCCCCATCCTCACCAGCTTTGACCCTAAAGGCCTAAAGCAAGCTAACGCTAGTTTTGCAAAGCTACAAAGTTCAGTCGGATCACTAGGCAGAAACTTTGCTACTGCTGGTATTGCCATCGGTGCTATTGGTGCAGGTCTAGCCAAGACTGTCCAGACAGCATCTAGCTACGCCGAGTCTGTAAACGCTGTCAATGTTGCCTTTGGCAAGTCAGCTCAAGGAATCATTGACTTTGGAAAGACTGCTGCAACAACCCTTGGTGTATCCCAGGTTGACTTCAATAACGCAGCAGTAAGGTTCTCTGCCTTTGCTGACCGGATTGTTGGCTCTGGTGGCGATGCATCAAAGTTTATTGCTGAAATCTCGACTCGTGCCAGCGACTTTGCCTCTGTATTCAACATAGATGTGTCTGAGGCCTTACAAGTATTCCAGTCTGGTCTTGCAGGTGAAGCAGAACCTCTAAAGCGTTTTGGTATCAACTTGCTCGACTCTGAGGTCAAAGCCTATGCGATGGCCAATGGAATTGGTGAGGTCGGTAAAGAGCTAACTCAAACAGAAAAGGTCCAAGCTCGTTATGGCTTGCTTATGCAAGCAACCAGCAAGACACAGGGTGATTTTGCCAACACCTCTGGTGGTCTTGCCAACCAAATGAGAATCCTAAAGGCTGAGGTCACTAATACACAGATTGAAATTGGCAACCAGTTGTTGCCTGTCATGGCAGAGCTACTACCAGTTGTTAGGGATTTGGCTAGAGATCTAGGCACTCAGTTAGTTGCTGCTGTAAAGGCTGTTGACTGGAAAGCCCTGACAACAGACTTGATGAATACAGCCAGATTCTTTATTGAGAACGCTACGGCTATTGCCCAAGTCACAACTGCTATCTTTGCTATAAACACTGCCTACAAACTTATGCAGGTCGCTATAGGTATTACAACTGTTGCTCTGCAACTAAACAAGTGGTGGATGGCACAGGTGACTGCCCAGACTACCTTAGCCACAACAGCAACAACTATTTTCTCGACAGCTCTAAGGCTCATTCCGATTGTCGCCATTATCTCTGGTCTAGCACTTTTGGTTGCAGCCTTTACCAACACAAATGAATGGGCTGGCAAGTCAGCCTCTGGTGTTGCAAACTTTGCTGGCAAGTTAGATTATGCAGGTGGTAAGGCTGCTGTCCTTAGAACACAGCTAGACAAGATTCCAAAAGAAATAAAAACTACCTACACGCTTATCAGGCAGACTGCTGGTCAGGTGGCAAGTTCTTTTGGTGGCTCTGCCTTTGATGCTAAATCTCAGCAGGCTGAGATTGACGCACTGACACCTGACGCAACAACTGGTGGGGCAAGTACGCCTAAAAAGATGAGCTTAGGCGAAACGCTAAAGCGTGAGGCTACTGTTGTCAAAAAGCAAGCCAAGCTAGTTGCTGCTGGTGTAAGTGAGGGGCTTGCTGCTCGACTTACCTCTGGGGCCAAACCAGTTGCTGCTGCAAACAAGGCACTCAAAGCCATTACTAAAAACAACGGCAACCTGACTAAAAACCTAAAGAAAATGGAAAAGAACCTCAAGGTTGTTGCAGATGCAGCAGTTGAGGCAGTCACCGCTGTTGAGGAACCAGTCAAAGATACCTCTGTTGAGGATGCTCTAGCAGCTAAAGAGCGAGCCTATGCCTCTTTTGCAGATGCAGTAAAAAACACCTTTGGCTCAATCAAAAACTCAATCCTTGGAGCTTTTGACATAACTCAGCTTGGTGGATCTACAGACTCAATCACTCGCAACATGGACAAGCTACTTGTAAAGCTAAGGTCATTCTCGGCTAATGTGCAGAGTCTAGCTGGCATGGGACTCAACTCAACATTGCTACAACAAGTAATCTCTGCTGGACCTCTAGCAGGTGCTCGACTAGCCGAGGCACTTGTGATGGGTGGACCTGGTGGGCTATCTGCCATCAACGCTGGCTACTCAGAGTTTGGCAACCTTGCAGGACAGATAGCAACAACAGGCACCAACTCTTTGTTTGGCACAGGCACTCAGCAAAATGTTTACAACATAAATGTAGATGGTGGGGTTGGCTCAGGCTCGACTATCGGTAAAGCTATTGTTGACGCTATCAAGGCCTACGAGCGTACCTCTGGTGCTGTTTGGCAGGGTGCCTAGTGGCAGCTCCAGCAGTCAAACTTGAGCTAGGTCTAAACCTTGGTCAGGGCGACCCTTTTTCTTTTGTCTTAGACAGCTCTACAAGAGGTGTGCTAGACAACACCAGCTATACCCTTGGTGGCGAGAGATTCTTTGACATCACCGACAGGCTTGTTACCACTACAGTACGCCGAGGCAAGAACAATGCCCTTGACCGCATTGACGCTGGAATTGTAAACATTACTGTTGACAACTCAGATAGAGAGTTTGACCCCCTCTATGAGGCTGGACCTTACTATGGTCAGCTAATTCCAAGACGCTCGGTAAGAGTGTCTGCTAACAATTACCCAGTCTTTCAAGGCTTCATTGACGACTTTGACATCCAGTATGAACCAGGCAAGCAGTCTGTGGTACAGATCTCAGTATCAGATGCTTTCTCTGTTTTGGCTAACTCAGGACTTGAAGCCTTTACCCCAACATCTCAGCTATCCGGTGCTCGCATAAATGCAGTGCTTGATAGGCCAGAAGTTGATTGGCCAGCAGACCAAAGGGACATTGACGCTGGAAACTCTGTAATGCTTGATGCTGAGGTTGCAGAGAGCACACCAGCCCTTGAGTATCTGCAGCTTGTTTCTGATTCTGAGTTTGGTACTTTGTTTCTGGCAAAAGACGGCAAGATTACCTACCGAGAGAGAAACGCTGTCCCCAACACCCCCAACCTTGTCTTTAGCGATGAGGTAGTTGCAGGGGTTTATACAGGCATCCAGTTTGCTGATGTCAACATTGTCTATGGATCAGAGAACCTTTACAACCGAATTGCCCTTGAGAACGCTGACGCAATCCCTGACTCTGCCTTTGCCGAGGATGCAGACTCTCAGGTCATCTTTGGCCCAAGAACCTTGTCCCAGACTGGCTTGCTTATCCAAGACCCAGCCCAGCTACAGTTCCTTGCAGACTTCCTGCTCGCCAGGTACAAGGCACCGGCTTACAGATTTGAAACTGTCACAGTTGTCCTAGACACCCTGACTGAGGCTAACCAAAATGCTGTGCTTGACCTTGAGATTGGTGACATTGTGCAGGTTAGGTTTGAGCCTTCTGACATCCCACCTGCTATCGAGCAATACTGCCGAATCATTGGTGTAAACCATGACTGGAACCCAGGCAGCAAGAACATAAGCTTTGCCCTAGAACGCCTTGACTTTGCCATCTTTATCCTTGATGACGCTGTGTTGGGTGTCCTAGACGATGACCGCTTGGCCTACGAGTAGTAAACTAAGAACAACAACAAAGGAACCCCATGCCAAGAAAAACCTTTACAGCCGGCGAGGTGCTCGCTGCCTCAGATGTCAATCTGTATCTTTCAAATGAACAGAATCTTACTGTGTCAACCGCTACTACTTACACAGTCCAAACCTCTGACCGCTACAAGATCCTAGAGTTTGACAATGCCTCAGCAGTCACAGTGACCATCGGTACAGCCACAGCTTTCCAGGCTGGCGAGCGTGTGGACATCTTGCAGGATGGTGCTGGCACAGTCACGATTCAGCGTGATGGCACAGCTACCTCACTTGCAGGTCGAGGAACCGCTGGAACCGCTTACCGCATTGGTCAGCGCTATGACGCTGTATCTGTTGTCTGTGTGGGTACTAACTCTTACCGCATTATTGGTAACGCAACGGCGGTCTAATGACTCTCTCAGCGTTAGGTATTTTTAGTGCTGCTGGGGCTGGTGGGGGAGTTTCCCTATCAGACTATGAACTTATCTCTAGCACGATTTTGGGTTCCAATACTCCTTCTATTACTTTCAGCAGCTTAGGCACTTACAGCTCTACATACAAGCACCTTCAAGTTCGTATGGTTACAAGAACAGTAAGAACCGAAGTCAATGACTCAATTATGTCTAGGTTCAATGGGGATACTGGAAGCAATTACGCTTGGCACAGACTTTTTGGAACAGGCAGCTCTGTTATTTCTGGAGCTGGCACTACTCAAACATCTATTTTGACTGGTGAAGCATCAGGAAACACAAATACCTCTAGTGCTTTTTTTGCGACTGTAATTGACATCCTTGACCCTTACTCAACAACTAAAAACAAAACCATTAGATGGCTAAACGGTGGGGCTTCTAGCTTCAATCACATTCAACTAGGTTCGGGTCTTTGGAACAGCACCGCAAGCGTTACATCATTTGCTTTGGAGCCTGTAAACTCTGCTAACTTCCTTACTGGCTCACGCTTCTCTCTCTACGGAATAAAGGGATAACAATGCCAACACCTACTTATACACCTCTAGCAAACATTACTGTTGGGACTGCCGCAGTTGTTCAATTCTCTAACATTCCAGCTACTTACCGAGATTTGGTTTTGGTTATTCGTGGAGCGACCAACCTTCTAAGAGTAAACGGAAATACTGGTAGCAACTATTCAACTGTGTCAATGTATGGAAACGGTTCTGCTACTGGTTCTGGTTCAGAAACTAACACTTACTTTTATCAAGACTGGTGGGGTGGCGGAACAGCGGCAAACCGAATGACAATTGTTCAATTTATGGATTACTCGGCTACCGACAAGCACAAGTCAATTCTGGTTAGAAGCTCTCTAGCTGATTCAGAAGCAAACGCCAACGCTGTTAGGTGGGCAAGCACTTCGGCAATTACTTCTATTCAAACAACTTCAAACGCACCAGTTGGAAGCACATTTGCCCTTTACGGAGTAATCGCCTAATGAAACTTATAGAATCTAAAACCCTAGGCACTGCTGCTGCCTCGATTGAGTTCACCTCTATACCGCAGACCTTTACGGATTTGGTTGTTTTTTCATCTGCTAGAAGCACGACCAACTTAAACTTTTATCGAATAAATCTGAATAATTCTGCCCTAAACTTTACAGGTAGGTATTTGACCTCAGAGGGGCCAACAAGCGGCACAAGTGCTCCTACTTTTGGAAGAATGCCCGAATCAACTTACACTGCGAATACTTTTGGTAATGATTTTTGGTATCTGCCGAACTATACGACCAGTGCCAATAAAAGTATTTCGGTAGATGCTGTGGCTGAAAATATC